ATGAGTTCAAAGATTTCTTTGACGGCGGCGAGTTCGTTTATGGCGAGCAGCCGCCTTCTGTGCGTGACAAGGACATAGAGAGAGCGCAGCAAGAAGCTCTAATCATATTCCCCTCAAACCTATTCCCGAATGAAAAAGAGGCTATTACGGCGTTCAATTTCTTGACCGCCCATTTTCTTTTGACGGCTATGAACCTTCGCAAGAGCGGAGGCGCGCCGGAGTTCGCGGTCTCTAGCCAGTCCGCAGACGGTTTGAGCGTTAGCTACCAAATGGCTACTTTCCTGAAAGATTCATTTTTGTCTCAATTCACGACTACCGGATTTGGAGTTAGGTATGCCTCTATGGTCTATCCTGCCGCGCTTGCGAATAAGCCGAGCCTAGTCAGGGGGGGGACTACCCCATGAGAGAAGGCATACACATAAATAAGGCTCTTGGCGAGAAATTTGCCAGTATGCGGATTAAAGTAGGTGTATTTAATGTAAAATATCCGCCTAAAAAAGGCGAGACAGAAGACGGCTTGCCTGTTGCTGCTGTTGCTGCCATTCATGAGTTCGGAAGCCCTAGAAGGAATATACCGAAGCGGTCTTTTCTTTTGGAGCCAATAAAGCGTGATTTGCCGGATATTGCAAAGAACGCAAAAAGCGTGAATGACATAGGCGTTAAGCTGGTTGCGGCTTGCCAAGATGAGATAACAACGGAAGGGCACGGCTCTTGGGAAGGGTTCAGCGAAAACTACAAAATGCGCCCAAGCGGACAACCCTTAGATAGCAGCAGCAAACTTTTAAGGGACACAGGCTTGCTCTCACAAAGCATAACATTCAAGGTAGAGGGCGTGTAATGCTAGATATTTTGCCACAGCTAGGAATAAGCAGCGGAACTGGAATTTTGCTTTTTTTCATTTTGCAAAAAATGATAGAGCATAAAAACGAAAAGATTGTAGCATTGCAAAATGAAGCCACAGAGCATAGAAAAAAGGAAAGAGATGACCAAATCAAGCATTTGAAAGATGAAAGAGACTCTAAATTTGAATTGCAAAATGAAAAAATAAAATCATTGGATAACAAAGTTGATAAGCATATTGAAAAACACGATGACTGGGAAAGGCTGGTTTTTGGCAAGCTGGAAAAAATGGATGAACGTCTTAGATTGCAAAATGAAACTATGATAAGGATAGAGAGTTACATGAGAGGCAAAGAAGATAGAGGCAGAGATGCTAAAAGTTCTTGATTTCATAGGCTCCAATATAATAACCGAGTTTGCTGGGCAAGATTTATACAGGCTCAAGGCGCAAGTCTCTGTTAGCGTTTGCACCAATGAGGGAAAACTCACGTACAATATGTATGCAGGCTTCCCTACCAACATGCGCAGCGGAAGCCACCTCATAGATTTTATCATTCCAAAATTCACCAAGAACAACAAATACAACCTTGCCCTATTATGCCATGATTTCGCATACACGCAAAGCAAGTTCCAATATGGCATATTAAGCCGCAAACTTGCCGATGAACTCTTGCGGCAAATGGTGGTATTGTCCGGCGAGCTTGGGGAGTTCAGGGCTGGCATTATGTATAGGGCATTGCGCATAGGGGGCGGCTACGCTTATGACAGCGAGAACAAGGGCGATTATGCTGGCGCGGAGGATTATATGGATTTCCGCTGGGAGGATAAATAAATGATTCCCGATTTATCCCCTGCTCTTAGAGGCTGGACTGAACCTGTGCAGGTTTTCATATCCTCAAAAAAGACTAAGCACGGAATCTCCAAAGAAACATTCTTGACTATGGCTATAAACGGCAATTTGCAAATGGGCGACAATGACGATTTGAAGATATTGCCGGAGAGCGAAAGGCATTTTGCCATATGGAGGCTGCTCGTTGCAGAGACAAAAACATCTCTAAGGCAGGGCGATTTGGTGAAAATCTTTTATCAAGGCGAAGACAAATACTTTAAAGTTATAGGCATTAGAGATAATACAAGAAGCAAATTCATGCGGTATATATTGCAGGAGAGAGCTAAAGATAGCAATGTGCCGCCTGAAATTTCCATTCCTGGAAGCAATGTGCCGGATAATGTCCTGCTATCTCAAGACGGCAGGTATCTGGTAGCGCAGGGGGGCAAATGAGCGCGCTCTTGGAATTGTCCGAAAAGTTCATCAAGGTTATGGAAGAGTTCATGCCGGAGCTTGAAGAACATATAGTTATTGATGGCCAGAATTGGCAAGAGCCAAATGACGGCAAGCCCTTTGTTATCATTAGCGAAGAGAAATACGAACTAAGACATTTCACGGACAAACCGGAAGGCGGAGATGCACAAGACGAATATGCAAGAACATTCCATATAACTCTGCACGTGTATGGCAGGGATTTAGACCCCATAAGCGTGGCGGAAAAACTCGTATTTCTTGGTGATAGAACGATTAACCAGCAAAAGTTTTTCGCAAACGGAATGGGCGTTTTCTGCAACAGGAAAATTAATCCACGTCATGAACGAGACGGCTCTACGATAATACGGAGATATGATATTGAGTTTGCCCTTACATCTATAGGCAAGAGCGAGCCGAGCAGGCTGGAATTTGAGGAAGGAACATTGAAGGATTTAACTTTTGAGCAGTGAGGTAAAATAGTATGCTTGACATATCAAACATAGTAAGGATAACGGTGCTGGAAGCAGGCGCGAGCCTTGCCAATGCGAACACTAGCGCGCTTGCCCTGATAACGCACAGCAACCCTGTTGTGCCTAATTTCGGCGATTACAGGGTTTACCTAAGCCCCGAAGGAGTGGCAAAGGATTTCGGGGCAGGCTCCAGCGTTGCAAAAAGGGCTAATGCGGTATTTTCGCAATCACCCAATATAACGAGCGGGGGCGGCTATCTTATAGTCATACCTCTGCTTGGCAATGCCGATGCAGCCCCTGCGGTCATTAATTTGTCGTCAAGGAATTTATCGGATTTGCCCACGGAGCTTGTTATGTCATTCAGCGTGAATGGCGAAACAAAAACAATACAAGTATTTAAAGAAAACGCTTTGGACGCATCTACTTTGAGAAATTTTGAGGCGAGTTTCAACAAACTCCTCAATGCCATAGGCGTGCAGGCTGATTTGAGCGGCTCTCTTGCTTCTGCAAATATAAGGTTTTCAACTGTTGGCGTGGGGGGCAATAGGTCGCTCAATATAATAGCAACCCCAAATCCTACTGTTGGCGATTTGGCGGTTTTGCTTGGCGCGGTCGGGCAATCTGCCACAGGCGCGGACAATGGCGAGGAGCAGTTCAAAGAGGCTATACTCCGCGCTATGGAGAAGGTGTATTTCTTCGGCGTTATGTTTGACGAGATAGTTGATGAGAGATACTCTGAATCACGCTTCAAAGAAGTAGCCCAGCTTATGCAGGGGCTTAAAAAACTATCATTCACGGCTACCAACATAAGAGACCGCGTAACGGACAATTTCCAAGCCATAGCAGACGGCGGCTTCACGCATACACGCTGCCTGTTTCACGGAGGCTCTCCCGAAGATGCCTTGACGTTCATGGCGGCTTATGCGAGCAGGGCTATGTCCGTCAATTACAACGCTGAAAATTCAGCTTTGACCATGAACCTAAAAAGTTTGAGCGGCGTGGATAAAGACGATATAGACCAGACCTTCTACGGAACTCTGCAAACGGCAGGAACGGATTTCTATGCCAATTTCGGTGTTTCCAAAGTAATCTCAAACGGCGCAAACAAGTTCTGCGATGACGTTATGAACCTGTTAGCCCTTGAATTATCCATACAGGTGGATTTGTTCAATACTCTAGGAACGGCACCTACAAAAATAAAGCAGACGGAAGAAGGCATGAATTTCGTTAAGAGCAATTTAAGGCAGGTTCTTGAAAAGTTTGTGAGGGCTGGCGTTCTTGCACCTGGCGAGTGGAATGGCTCGGAAACTTATGGGAATGCAGAAAAGCACAAGGCAAGCATTAGGCAGCTTGGGTATTGGATATACTCTTTGCCAATAGCACGGCAGTCGCAGGCGGACAGGAGCAAGCGTGTCGCGCCGGCTTTGCAGGTGGCGGTCAAGTTTGCAGGGGCATTACATTCATTTGACGTAGTCTTATTCGCGGAGGTATAAAATGGCAAATTCATTGCTTGGTAAAGGCGCGTTGTTCTT